GTAGCGTTGAGTTCACCGTCTCTGACGACAACGACACACGAAAAGCACAAAATCTAAGGAATGCACTATGGTACGCACAAAGAGAAATATAAAAATACTGGTGTGGGTTATCTCAGCGATAGCATGCATTTCATTAATCCCTTACATGGCAGAAATTTATGAACTTAATCAATAAAATACCAACATGGCTAGCAGTAAGCATCATAACAGCTTGCTTGCTGGTATCTGGCACCATTGAATACAACTTAGAATTACAACAAATAGCAGGGGAAAGACAATGAGCGAATTGAATATATATCAGCGCGTAAATAAGATTATGGAAGAGTGCGACTATATTAGGAAAGGAGCGGCAGGACAAGGTAAGGGTGTAAAGTATGATGATGTAATCGCTATGCTTCGATCACTTTTGATAAAGCATGGCGTAGTAATGGTGACTCATCAAGTGGGCATGGAGTGCCTTGGCAATGTGGGCGACACAAAACAAAAGATTTACCAAGGGAACTACTTATTACGGCTTGTGAATATGGATAAGCCAGAAGACTTTGTTGAGCACACTTGCGTAGGTCAAGGTATGGATGCAGGCGACAAGGGGCCGGGCAAAGCTCATACTTACGCAATGAAGGTTATGTTAGTTAAGGGCTTCGGTATTGAAACGGGCGAAGACGAAGAAAGCAGATCAGAAAAGCTAGAAAAATTAAATGTTATTAGCCAAGACCAATACAACCAATTAGCTAAATATTGCGTGAGCGGCTCAGAATGGACTAAAACAGGTCTAGCAATGATGTCAGCATATAAAGTAGGCAGTATTGCAGACTTGCCAGCGTCTAAGTTTAACGAAGCAATCGAGAGAGCCAAAAAACATGCAAATAATAAATAATATTGATCAGGGTTCTAGCGAATGGCTTGATCTTAGATTAGGCTTTATTACTGCCTCAAAATTTAAAGACGTGATAGCAGGTGGTGCGGGTAAAACTCGCAAATCTTACATGCTTCAAATAGCCGCAGAAATCGTCACAGGCGAACGCTTGCCGACCTTTAGTAATTCAGCAATGGAGCGGGGTACAGCTACTGAGCCGCAAGCTAGGTCTATGTACGAGCTAGAAAACTGCGTTACAGTAGAAGAGATAGCTTTTGCATATTTTGACGATAAAAAAATAGGCTGTTCACCAGATGGTTTAATTGGCAACGATGGGCTAGTTGAGTTTAAGTGCCCGAATACTACAACCCAGATTGAAACATTCCTATCTGGTAAAATGCCAACAGGCCACAAGCCGCAAGTGCAGGGTCAGCTATGGGTAATGGATAGAGATTGGTGTGACTTCGTTTCATTTGATCCTCGAATCAATGGAGCGTCCAGCTATTTCTGCCAGCGCATCTATCGAGACGAGGAATACATAAAAGAGCTATCCTCCAAGTGCGACCTATTTTTGGGCGAACTTGGAGACTTAGTGGAAAAGTTAAAATAACCAAAAAGGCGACTACGGCCTGCACTGGGTCGCGGTCGCCTGATTGGCTTAACGGTAGACTTTGTAAGCTACCCCGATAGTTTTATTTATTGCACTATCTGCATTGCATAAACTGTTAAAGGTATTTACAGCATCAGTTACTCGCGCTTATTTGCATGAAGTCCGTGGCATTTGACCCAGCCGTAAGCGCACCAGCTGCAGAGTTCTGCATAACTACTCTAATAGTATCCCCCGCCGACAGGTCTCCGAGAAATACAGAGCCGTCTTGATAAGTGTCATTTTTGCTCACGCCAACCGATAGCCCGTTGAGCTGTATGTAAAACTCTGAATTTGCTGTAGTCAACCCTGCTAGCAAGAACTGAGCTTTAACAAACACACTTTTAAGCCCCCCAACTGGAACCGTAAAAACTCCAGCCGTGTGCGAGCCATTGAATCTAGATAGATCATTACCCGCTCGCACATCAGTAAACGCTAACACTGTTGCTGAGGCGTTGGGTACAGATTGTCCAGCAACATTAGAGTAATAACCGATTAGCCTGTTTGAAAAGTGAACAGTCCCGCCGATTATTGTAGATAAACCGGTAAGAAATTTATCACCAAAAGAGCCTTCATCAACATATATATCGCAACCATCATTTCCTGCAATAACATTCGATACAGCTCTTGGGTTACTTGCAAAGAACTCATTATTCGAAAATCTAATTGTCCCAGCATAGCTTGCGTCAGTTTCAGCGATTGCTAATGTTGTGTTAGTGCTTACGCCTTGACACCCGACAAAGCCTATATAGCCGCTGTCTGGAGTAGGCAAAGCTGCTGTATTTTCAGAAACAGCAAACCTGGATCCACACTCCACTACCGCGCCATTCACCAAAATTTTCCCGTACTGGCTGCTGCCGCCGCCGAGGTCAAAAGCTGAGCTAACGCATAGAGCGTTAAAGTCTCCGCCAGTACCACCAGTACTTAGCAGTACGTGTAAAAGCTCACCACCAACTATATTTATAGTTGCTCCATGTGAAACTATTGTTCTTTGTGGTAATGCTTGCCATGCGGCATCACCTGAGCCAGTTAGCGATGCAAGATTACAACCAACAAAATTAACAACGGTCTGCGCTCCATGCGCTTCAACCGCGCTCGGGCATCCGAATGTATGACCACCTCGGATAGTTATTTCACTGACCAAATCCTGCGGGCGGTTAGGATTGCCGAATTTCCACGCTAGGCGAGTATTCACTGGAGTCAAATTAGTTATATCTATAAATGCCGCCTGTTGTCCCACGCCGTCTGTGTAAACCCATACAGCTTCACTGTAGTTAGTGTTGTAGTTGCCGTTGATAAACCAAGCTCCATCAATAGCAACATTCACTACATTTTTCACAGTCAATACGGCATCTGTTGCTACGGTAGCAATGCCTACCAGCGAACCTCGGCCAGTTAACGCTATACCATTTGATAGGTCTAAAGAAACGCTAGTTACATTGTAGTTTCCGCTAATATCTAAAACGCCACCTGTCAGCCGAACATAATCTATCACTGTTTGAACATTAGCTGTTTCATCTGCACCACCCTCAACAGCAAGCCATTTAAGTTGAGTTGGGCCACCATTAATTCTATACCAATACCAATCGGCATCTATGACAATAACTCTACCCGTGTTAGTTAGCCCATGCCCAACTACGTTACGCAACACACCTTGGCCGCCTATACTTTCGTCGGTGACTGTTAGGGTTTGGCCGTCTACTAGACTATCATTACCTATAGCTCTTAAATCATCGTAATTAGCAAAACTAACGGTTCTAATAAAATTATCAATATTATCCGCAACCTGCACTGCATTAGTTAAGTCGTTTGCATTTGCATCCGCTTCCGTTGGAATTAGCCAAAGATCGTAAGCCTCATCAAGATAAGGTATGACTTTAGCGTTTCCGTCGGTGTTAATAAAACCATTAAGGTCTAGCTCCAGCTTCGAAACAGTGGTAACGCCATCCGCATCTAATGCCATAGCTAAAGGTGTGGTAGTGCCTTGCTCGTAAGCCTTTAGCCACCAATTAGGGTAGTTTTCGTACTGTGGCGCTATTCCTGCTATTGCTACATAAGCCATTTGATTAAACCTCGTTTATAAACTAATATATATTCATGCAAATATTAATGATTTTACTTATTACCGCTATCTCCCCGCCCATAGGATTGGGGATTATTGGGATTGTCGCCCTTCTTCACCTTATTGGATGGGTAAGATCACTCTGACAAAAGATCGCGCATCGCCTCGGTGGCATCAAAATCACTTTTCCCGAATGCTTTTTTAACCCCCCCGGTAATAACGTTTATACCTATTCCTGCAGTGTCTCCTGATGCAGCCTGCCTAGCTAGTTGCTCTCCGGCCTGTATTTGCTGTCCAGCCAAAGATGTTTTAGCGGTTGTTCCATATCTTGAATCTAAAGCATCAGCAAACATAACCAAACCTTTTAGATCGTCATCAAACTTAACGTCTAATGTTTCTGTTGCCGACTCTAGTTTATTTAGCGAGGCCTGCATTGCAGCTCTGCCTTGTTGGTTACTCAATAATGCTCTAAGCCGCGACCCTACGCCTGTTGATGCCTCTATGCCTGATATATCAATCGATCCCATAGACTTGTCTATATCCTCAATCGCGCCAAGCGACAAAGACAGCTTATCGTTTACTTCTGCGTAAGACGGGCTAACATCTCTAATGGTATCATTTAAAGCCTTGCGAATATCATACGCAACACTCTTCCCTGCGTCAGTTAAACCTCCAAAAGATGACGCGCGATAATCTAGCATCTTATCAATTTGCCGTTTTAGCTTGTGCATTCTTAGCGCGTCAGGCTTGCCGCCCTCACCTAATAATTCCACAACATCACGGATAACGCGTTGTGACGTTCTATCTTTTGAAATATCAGAGCCTTTAAACTTAAGATCAGGAACCCCGCCGCCATTATACGAAATTCCTAGCTTTCCTAGCGACTCGGACAGCTGATTAACGACCCTGTCAGGGTCAACCTTTAAATTAGGCAGTTCTTTTCGGGCGATTCTATCAAGCTCTATTCGCGAGCTGTCGGCTATACCTGATATAGCGTCAATCCGATTCATTACGGAGTCGCCAGCTACATCGCTGGGGCGAATATCAAGCCCCTTGCGCTCATTCTTTTTAACCTCCACCATAATATCAAGCATTTCATTCATTTTTGCCTTGGTGGGGCTGTTTGACATCTTAACCGACTGTACTAAGCCTTCTGTAAATCCGTTGGCTACCGCCTCAGTCGCTTTTATGTCATTAACAACCATGCCGCCTTCGACTTTAAACTTTGCTAGGCCGTCAGCAGTTGAGCCGCCTTCAATTTCTTTTCTTACTATCCGCTCCGCTTCCATTTTTTCAGGGCTGCGATAATTCCAGCCTTTCTCAAATACTGGGGGGATAGATTCTATCGATTCAGGCGATAGCGATTCAAAAGACAAGCCTTTTTTATCTAACCGCTTTCTAAGCTCTGGCGTTGGCTTTCCGTCAACAACTAAGCGCGTGCCTTTTTTCATTTTGTTAAATATCCCCAAACCTGTAAGCTCACCCGCCAAAGTTGGCAATGCAGTCATTGCTGCCGCAAGTGCAGGACTGCCAGTGGCTTCCATTGTCGTGTCGCCTAGATAACCCTCAACGCTTGATATTGCCTCACCTACTGGCTGCAATACTTCGCCCGCAGCATTTAGTCCTGCTTGCCCCGCTTGGGTTCTCGGCTTATATGTTAGCGCCTCTCTTGTCGATTCAACAGCTTTAGCCCCAGCCCCTTGCTCCGCGAGCGGGTTTACCGCCTTAGCGATGCCTGCAAGACCCGCTATAGGCTCCGCCACAACAGAGCTGACAATAGTAGCCAAAGGCTCAACGACCTGCTCTATGCCGCCGCCTGTATTTTCACTAATAGAGCTAAGCTCATCAATAAGCGGCTTAATTACAGACATGTCCCCACTAGACTGAACCCTACTAAGCTCTGTTATGATCTGTCGCCGCCTATCCATGGGGCTTATGCCTTGATTTAATTCCTGCTCTATACCTTGAAGAGGTGAATTTTGTGCAGATACAGGTGATTGCGCATTCATTTCTTGCGCAAACTGCAGCACCTGCTCTTGAGTAGTGCCTTCCGGAACCTCAAATCGAGCAATACGGCCATCTTCTAACTGAACTTTTGCTATAGGCATTATTCAAATCCTAAAAATTTAATTCCGCCTGCTGGCTTATCTTGATTTTCCTGCTGCTGAAGTGCGCTATCAACACCCAGCTCTCTCTCTTTGGTTCTTATCTGCCTTTCCTTTGATTCCATAAACGCATCCAATTGGGCGTTTCTTGCTTCTGGCGTGGCATCTGGATCACCAAGAGTGGCTTTAAGCTTATTACCCTCTTCTTCTGTAAATGCAGTGCCAAAAGTCTGTCTCAAAAGCGGCAATAACTCGTTATCAACGATGGCAATATATTTCGCTCTTGCCGTCGAGCCTTTAGTTGCGCCAAAACCTAGCTCTTTTGATGCGGTATCAAAAGCCTTGCCGCCAAAAGTGGAAGTAGACAATGGAGTGAGCGCCTTTAATTGTGATACCACCTCTTTCATTGCAGGTAGAGCGGCATTCATTTGCTGTAATTCATTAAATGTATCGCCTTGCGACTCAGCCTGTTTTTTAGCCAAAACTATTGCCTTTTCAACTTGAGGCCTTAATCTTTTTTGAACGTTAAGTTTGACTGTCTCTTTTCCGCCAGCCGCGGTTATATCTTGCCCAACCTTAATATCACCCACAACTCTTTGCTTGTCGCCAGCCAAATCTATTCGCTCTTGAGCTGTAAGGCCAGTAGAGCTTTGGACTAGATCACCCTCGATAGGTGTCTCAATAACCTCAACCGTTCCTGTGTTTGGATTGAATATTTCTTGCTGGGAAACTAATTGATCCCCCTTTCTTACCGTTCTTGCCTGACCTCTTTGCGCTGTAGCTGATCGAGCTATACCGCCAAATAATCCTCGATCCTTGCCTAATTGTACGGCCTGCTCAGCTCTTTGCTTTAATAGCTGTGGGTTACTGTCAAGAAGCATTAAAGCCTCCTGAGTTGTCTCTGTAGGCTGTCCTTGAGCTTGCAATTCACCAAGACGGCGAGTTAGCGATCCACGAACACCCTCAATGTCGCCAGAATTTAACGCAGGCAATATTTCGGCGCCAGCCTGCGCAACACTAGACAAATATTGATCTTGTCGCACTTTATTGTTTGATAGCTCGTTAGATGTAAGCACTTGCTGTTGATTGGCTATCTGCGCCTGCTTTAACTGCTCTTCAAGCGGCAACATCGCACGCTGTTTTTTAATATCGTCCATTTTTGAGACGTTATTTAGTATATTAGAGAAAGTGCCGCCAACATCGACACCCCGACCCATTAACGCTATTCGCGGATCAACTGCCATGAGAAACTCCTATCATGTCGTAACTACTTTATTTTTTAAAAAATCCCATCAAAAAGAGCGCCACCAAGACTAAGAAGATTATTAACGCCTTGTGATTTTGCGTTTTGAGCACCAATAGTTCCTGCGGCCTGAGCTGCACCAATATCTGTTAAGAGGTTGGATTCGGTAGAACCCTGATTTATTGCTGTATTGGCTTGGGCTTGAGACGTTCCGAAGCCCAGGTTTAGTAGATTATTTACATCCTGCCTTTGGTCGTTTATGAGCGGCTTAGCAGATAGCAATACATTGTTCGATAACTGCTCAAGTGTGTCGCCAGAGTTTAACCGCCCTTGACTAGCTGCGCGAGCATTCGTTTGCTGATTAGCATTATTCAGAGCAAGATCAAAAAGCGGGTTGCTTTGCAGGTAATCAAACTGCGCTTGGGGGTTTGCCAAAAAATTAGATTCGGCAATTCCTCGATCTTTAATTCCAGAAAAGCCCTCTAAAAAACCAAGCCCTTTATCAGCAGCTCTTTCGCTAGCAGCTATAGCATTTCTTGCCGCCGCGGATTGTTGATAGGCGGCATCCCTCGCCGCATCGGCCTGATCTCCGCCGCCAAATATATCACTAATAAAACCCATAGTTTACTCCGTACAATCTTTGACCATTCACAAGGCCGATATATTTAAAGCCAAAATGCTCGGCAAATTTTATAACATCGGGAAAATTAGAGGGGATATTAGTATATAGGGCATTACAAGGCCGCATTAACAAAGACTCCCGTCCAAATTTAACCGCTAACCTTGCTCTGTGTGCCTTTAAGACGTGTACATGGCAAGTTGTGTATTTATTTCGTATATAATACATCATTAGGGAGACAATTTCACCGTCGAGATAGCCGCCTACATAGATGACGTTTTCTGTTGGCAGTTCTTTAACTTCAATACCATCGATTTTTATTCGGTTGTATATTTCAGGGTCGAATATTATTTTCTCAGCATCACTAATTGGCGCTATTCTTACCTCAAAATTAATCATCCAAAAGAAACACCTCAAATTCAACCGATACACTGGCCGTGCCCGAGGAAACCTTAGCCATAAAACCTATGTCGGTGCCGCCAGAGTACGGGCCAAATGGCACATCCACACTGCCAAAAGTTTCTATGCTGCCACCACTTACGCCAGACACTACCGACTGTGTACGCATTGCATCATAGGGAGGCGACACCTGATCTATTCCAGACCGTGCAAACAGCCCCACATTTACCGTTTTTCCTGAGTCAATCGTAAGAGACCGTAATTTTACGAAAGCTGTTTTGCTTAACGGCACTGAGTATGCGCCAACCTCGCTTTGCGACTTGGGGAAATCGACAGAATCTATCGTGCCCCAATCGCCCACACCTGCACTGTCCTCAATAACAATGTCACCCGAATGAGAGCCGCTCGATGCGGTAGCGTAAGTGCCTGACTCGCTAACATAAAACCTGAATAATCGCGTAAATATTGCTGTAGTCGCAAAAGATTCCGAAGCGCCAGCCGTGGCTATTGTCTCACTGATTAAATTAAAGCTATCATCTAACCCTTCAATAGTTATCTGTCTTGCGCCACTCCCTGCCGCCGTATCGTTAGCATCGCCGCCTGCCTTTATTCTTAGCGTGCTGCCAGTTTGCGGCGTTGGGTAAACACCCCCAATACATAATGGCGAATAGGTGGACGTTACCCCATAATTGCGACCAAACTTTTTAACCGTGCTAACACCAGAAGATAATCCACGAGCAACATCTAGCCATGTCCAAGTTGACCGAACTAGCTGTGATCTATCATCTGCTGCGTAAGTAGAGTTTAAATTATACTGAGGCACGCCAAAATTGCTCATACTATAACCCACCCTGACGCAGTGTATCGCGCATCCATAAGATCGTAAGCGTTATGCATTAAAACCTCTGTATCGTTATTTATATTGCCGATAACCGTCACTAAAAAATTACCCTGTGGCTGTATTAGTGATCTTTCGCCGATGATGGGCGATAGGTTAAGCGTTATCGTACACGGGGCTGTCACTCTGACCAAGTTATTTGACGCGGTGGTGTAATCAACCGCTGTGGTGGTTTCAGATATAACGCCAATATTTTCTAAATCTTCTTTTATTTCTTCAATATCAGCTTCATTTGCCGACACCCTAATCTCATTGCTAACAGCCAATTCAAGAGCCAACACTCCATCCGCTCCATCCGCTATCGAATCAGTAGCGCCGCCAGTTCTAAGCCAAAGCTGGGTTATAGTTCTTTGCAGCGAATTAAATAGGGCGGAAAACCCGGGAATTTTAGCAAGCTGAGGCGGTATTTTTATCTGTGGCGGTGGGTTTACCTGTATGCTCATCGTCTACCTGCCAACCTCAAATCAATAGTTGCCGAATAAATAGAAAACGGCACGGGGTCGCTTGTTGTGATTCTTGGAATGGCCTCATAGAACGTGTCGAGAATATCAAATTCAACCTGAATACCCCACTCGCCCATTCTGCCTATCCTTGCAAAACCGTAATCCCTCCATGATCTACCGCCATCGTATGACATTTCTAATATTATTTTAGGATCTTCA